ACATCTTCGTAGAATCCCAAATAAGCGACTGAATCTGCAATTGAATCGTGATGTGATGGCGTTTCAACCAAACGAGCGATCTTGAGCCCGACCATACAAAGCACAACCTGATGCGCTGTAATTGGCATGTCGAGAATGCCTGACCAAATGTCTGCAATTCGCTTGTGGTTGGTATATGGAGATCCATAAATTCGACCTCGGTCTTGTGATAATAGTGTTGCTTCTGCAAATAGCTGCTCACGATTATCGGACATTTTGTTTAGCCATCTTTACGCCTTGCTCATAACCAGCAAGCCAGGCTTCATCTGTTTTCTTATTGATGCGCTCTTCGCGCCAAGCCATAAACGCCCACAAAGCAAAGGTGCCAAAGATGATAATGGCAACTGCTTGTGTGTCTGTGATGTTTTCCATTTTGCTCCCGATCTCAGGCTGTTTGCCTGTTGGGATTAAGTATGTGCTAAATCAGCGACAATCTCGATAGGTGTGTCGGCGTGTTAGATAACGATGCTGTTATCAATAACATCGATGGCATCATCAATTGTGCGCTCTTTGTAGTCTGTTTCTCTAGACATAGGATTTACCTAAAGCAGTGAATGAGCCATCTTTGTTTATTGGAATCATGTGTGGGGTCATGTTCTTGCCATCCCAGTCCAGGATCACGATGCCCATCTGCCAGTTGGCTATACCTCGGACATAATTGGCTTTAGATTTATTCATAAGGTTGCCGGTCTCTATGCCCCAAATCGTCCTGTAATTGGCTCCTACGCCCTCTGTATAGGCACTTAGCCCTAACTTATGGGTGTGGCCACAAACAACGCTCTTACCAGCCTTTTTAGCCAGATTAAGGGCAGTTATGCCTGCATTAGGGTTTGTGTTGCCTTCATCGCCATGTGCCAAGATCCAACCCTTTTCAAACTCATAAAAGGTCTTGTGGAATTGAATGCCCATTGTGGCAAAATCCATAAACTTGTCGTACTGCAGCTCTGGCAAACTGATTAAGCCAGGTACTTTTAATAAAGTGTTGTATAGGCGATCAGTATGATTAGAACGGACAATATGAGCCTCTCGAGCGTGCTCGGTGAGATCCCAGAGAATCGACTGAGTAAGTTCACGATCCCTGTGTAAAGTCTGCTCATAAGCCAAAGGTGTTTTTTCAGCCCAACGGCTAATGGTTTGAAAATCAATTTCATCACCAACGTTAAGTACACTGTCGAACTTCTCCCGTCTTGCTAACTTGATTACATTTTTTACAGCTGCTTCGTGGTGGAATGGAATCTGTAAATCTGAAATAACCAAATATCGCTTAATCGAAATCCTCTTCATCGTCAGTTGGATCAATCGATGGAATGATCCCTCCATCTCCGACAATCCAGTCGGGTAGGATTCTTTCTTGCATCATCCAAAATGCCATAGTCTCACTGAACCCAGCCTTCTTAGCTGCTTTATATGCTTCATGCAAGGTTATGTAAAACTCATCCATTTTGGTTAATGGTTCTGGCGATTTACGAATAACCCGCTTCTTCGCAATCTTCTTGCGTTTAGCAGGTTGCTTCTTGCGTGTGTTCGCCATAAATAAAATTATCGCTCTAGTAAGATGTTGTAGATTTCATCGACACGCTGATTAAGGCGTTTAATTTCAGTCAATAAATGGCTGATGACATATCCAGCGAATCCGCCTAATATGCCAATCGTTGCGATGTACAGTGTAAAGAAATCCTGTTCGGTCATAGTTTGGTTGTTATCCCAAATTCTTTTTCTGCTGGATCTAACCACTTAACTAATGGAGCAACCAACGCACCAAGCAAAACTGCATACTCTGGCTTGATATCTCCAACGATTGCTAGAGCAACTGTAAGTCCAGAAGCTGCTACTGCTCGCAGGTAAGATTTGATTGCTGCTTTATGTTTCTTGCTTAGTTTCATACTTTGCCTCCGAGAAGTGGGATCTGAAAAAACGAATTGTCCTGATCTCCCGCAGGGCTAAAGGAAATGTGGATGTGCGACTTGTGTGGGTTAAATCCTTTGTAAGTCCTGTATTTCCAATTACCTCTAGCAGAACATATTTTACCATCGAAGATAATGTAAGTGATGCGTTTACGCTTATCTGCTTTGGCATGGATTCTTAACTGCTCAACTAGGTGAACCGCTAATCCCTTGATTTTATTTAAATCTTTGTCCACATCGATAGCGCGAACCACGCCCGTATCGCTAGTCGGATTGTGGTCGGATTTAGATTGTGAGTGCCTAGCATCGCCAATCCAACCATCAGAAGAACGATCCCTATCTGGGAAACAATCATCGATCTGCTCTCTTAATTGAACCGCAGACTTACTCAGCCAGGGTTTCATTACGCTAGGAGAAGTTTTGCTTCTTCTGCTGTGATGCCTAGACGATCAAGTAATGCAGCTTTAACCTCAGCCTTAGCGGCATCCTCAGCCTCTTTGGCTTTTGTTTTGGCTTCTATTGCAGCTTGATCTAATTCGTATTGAGCAATCTCTTCATCAGTTAATGGAATTATCAATTCCTCACCAGTTAAAGCATTGAAAACTACACGATTGAGTTTTGTTTTAGCCATCATCATCTCCTAGTTTTTGAATCCATAAACGCGGTATTTGCCAGTCTTGTTGCCACCATTGTAAAGAGTGAAACCATCAAAACTTGATGCAACTGCGTGACTTCCAAAGAATGTTTGTAACTCAACGGATGTTCCTGCTTTGCTTGTATTCAACACTTGTAAACCTGTGTTTTGTGCTAAGAATGGGTTATACAGTGTTATCTCAGAGAACATTTCTTCGCCACCTGTAAAGACTGTACCAATTCTAAAACCAGTTTGGCTTGCATCTCGGTTTGCGTTGTTTGTAGTGCCCGCTAAATAACTAAATTGGAAACTGTAATTAGAAGTTGTATTATCTGCTCCACCAACTCTTAATCTCAAATCAACGTTTTGAGTTGATGAACCAGTAAAGTTTACGTAAATTTTATAGTAATCGTAAGCACTAGAAAAACAATTATCTACGCTTATTGAACCTGCTGCACTAAAAGAGCCTGAAGCAACTTTAACAACATCGCCACCTGCAGCTGCTGGAGTTGCCCAAGATGGCACCCCACCTGAAACAGTTAAAATTTGACCAGTTGTGCCAATGGCTAATCTTGTGTTCGTGTTTGCAGTTGCAGAACGATATTCAATATCGCCTAAGGTAGTTGATGGGTTAAGGGCTTTGGTGGTTGTATCGATAGAAGAACCCAAAGTCCTGATAGCGAGTGCGCCATCCTTGACCAGATCGGTATCGTCTGGGGTTTCCCAATTGTAATTGGTGGTATTTGCCATGTTAAGAAATTACTCCTATCGCTGTGTTCCAGGTAATTGTACCTGATAATGTGTTCCATGTTTCGGAGGCGTTGACCTCATCCCAGTCCTGGAATACTGCTGAGAATTCAATTGGGCTTAGATTAATGGTCAGGTATAACTCATTAAATGATGTGCTCCATGACCAACCCTCTACATACCCTTCAAAACGGCCTCCAGAGGCTATCTGAGGCGGTAAATCGGTGATGGTAAGAGGTTGACCCATAAAAACGTTTAAAAGGTGATCTCGGTCTGTATCGTCTAATTCTGGATTGCTGATTGGAAATGTAATGCTATCAAATACTGGGTAAGGATAGGCTCGAAGATCCAGGTATCGATTAGCGATGTTTTCTGCATCTGATTGATTTTTGATGCTTGAGTTGATGCTCTCTGATTTGTAGCCATAAATCGAAATGCTGGTTGCATCTAAAGCAATTTCTAAGTCATTAAAATTGTTGCCATAATTAAGGGCTATATCGTTGCGGATGTTACCTGCCTGGGTTGTTGTGGTTAACCCTGCCCCAATTGCTGTATTGGCTGAAACTTCTACTGCACCATTTGCAGCTATGTAATTTTGACGATGGTTTGCATCTGCATACCCGATGTTGCCAGCATTATCCTCATACAAATATCCAAATGCTGAATTGGCTATCTGTGAAGCAATGTTGTAAATCGTATCTTCAGCTGCGCCACGATTAACCATAAGATATTGACCAGGTTGGTCGATTTCGCCAATACCCAAATTTTCTGCCAAAGCCCATGTAACTGTTGGATCATAGGTTGCCCATGTTTCTGCAGCTGATACACCAACCCAATCTCCAAGCAAAAATTCTGTAAGCAAGGCATAAATCTGATCTCCGTCTTGATCCTGTGTCAACACGCCTTCGCTAATTGTTTTAGCCAAACGAGCAAGGGAACCCATTGCAATAAGGTTGTATGAATAAACCTTGCCAACTGATCCAGTAACACTCACTGATGTGGTTATGTCTGTAATGTTGCCACCAAATAAAGTTACGTAGGTATTAGTCGAATCTTTGACCTGTAGGGTTAGCGAATCGTTAATATCAAATACATAATTTTCATCTTCTAAAGCAACCAAAGCAATTTCCATGTATGACGGGTTTGGCTGGATGTAAATATCTTCTCGACCAGATTGGTGAGATATATCTGCAATTGTTACGTTTGTGTAATTAACACCATTAACTAATAATCGCCATTCGGGCGTGAAATCACTCATTACTGGAATCTTCTAATACTTGCACCATCAAGTGCCGGAATTGATCTGGCTGATGACTTTGTTAATACCTTTGCAACCGCTCTAGCTGCGCCTTCTGAATCTACTGCCTTGACTGTAATGTTATTAACAACAGGTGCTTTTGCGGTTGGGTTTCTATCCAAACCAGTTGTTGTTGGAACGCTTGCAGCTGTTTGTCCAAGCATTTGACCAGTAAGTGATGGGTTTGGAATGTATCCAATATCTGTGCCTGGTCGAACTATGTTTATGACTCTAATTGCTTGATTAGCAAATTCAACTAAAACTCCAACTGCTTCTCTGATCAGTGTAATAAAGCCTTGCACAATTCCAATAATGCCAACTACGACTTTGCCAAAGGTTTCAAAGCCTTTTTGATTTTCGGCTACTGCTGCACTTAATCCTTCATCGCCAGTTAATCCTGCAATAAATGCGTTTAATGCTGGGATACCTGTAGTGTTTAAAAATCCAATAAATCTTTCAATTGTAGGCAATAATGCT